CATGTTATTTGTCTCCTTTGACATATTAAATAAAAATTTAAACATAAGTGTTTAAACTCCTTTCTTTGTTTGAGTTTAATGTTCTCCAACAATTGCCAGGCAAAGCGTACTTTAGTAGTTTGACAGGCGAATTCTTATTTGTCATTATCTGGTTCAAAGTCAGGTGTAAAATGTATATCAGCCATATCTGATAAATCTCTAACTTCATCCTCTATATCTCTTGACAATGGTTTATGTGGTCTATGTTTTACATCTATCACTTTTGAGTAATCAAGTCTAGCAGATTTGTTTTTACCCTTTGTGTTTAAAGATACCATCATGTCTGTTAATTTTTGTGCTGGGTGTGATTTATTGAAATCACGGTATACCAAACCTCTGATTGCGTCTATTACAAGTGCCAAGTCAGCCGTAAATGCCAGTTGATTAGTTCTAATACCCATAGCTACAAACTTGTCTAGTAATTGATATGCAATATCATCAACATTACCCTCTACAAACTCTTTAGTCTGTTCTTCGACTAATCGTTTATGTTCTTTCTCATTAACAGGATGGTTGACAGTATGTTTGTCTTTAATCCTATCTGACGGAAAAAGTATAATGTTATCTTTATCACTCAATTAACTCTCCTTTGAAGTTCACTTTACCTTTATCGGCAAAATGTTCTACTAATTGATTATAACCACCAACTAACTCACCATCAATTTTAATTTGAGGCATAGTTCTAACATTCTTACCAATATCTTCAATAAGTTTGCTAGGGTCAGAACCAAAATCTTTTTCTAAAGATTTCTCTTCATATTCAAGGCCAAGGTTTTTCAATAAACTTTTAGCCTTGGTACAAAAGACACAATTATTTTTACTATATATCGTTATTGTCATTTTTATTCTTTAGGTTTTCCCATGCCTTTTTACTTTCATCATTTAGATTGTAAGCGTCAACAGCTTGTTCAATAGTGTAGTTATACATCTTATTAAACTTACCTAGAGGCAATCTCATACCTATCCATGTTCTATAATAACCATTTTTTGTCATAGTTACATCTTGTGCAAATATCTCATAACCTCTTACAGGTGTATCAGTTATTTTATTCACAATAGCACTTTCAACTTCGGTCACTACGGTTTTAGTTTCAGTTTTACCAAGTTCTTTAATGAATTGTTTTGATTCTTTATTCATCTCACCCTTGATTATATCTGCCAATTCAGATTTAGCCATCATTTTAGCTTTCTCAATTGACAATTGTAAATCTGGAGAAACAGCTGTTGCAACACCATAGATACATTGCTTATCATTATCTTCACTTGTCAACCATGAGGTATCACAAGCTTTTGATTCATTGATATCTGCCATGTACCATGCCGGTACTTTGTCAACAGTATTACCTTTCTCAGATTTAATCTTATAGGTACTGTTCATACTAGAGCAGGCACTCAATCCTACAATCGCTACAAGAGCGCCTAGTTTCATCATTTTACTTTTCATCATATTTTATCACTTTCTCGTATATTATATACTAACTCTTGCAAGAAGTCAAGCGTGGATTGAACATATGTCCAGGCGTCCTCACTCGATACATCATAAAGTATTACTACAACAAGAGCAACAATGATTAAATTTCTAATCATTATTTCACCTCCCATTCACCATTTGATTGTAAACATACTTTTCCTGGTGACTTAAAAGCGTGTTTATTCCGACTATAATATCGGCAATATTCAGGTGTTTGTACATCTCTGTAATAGAATTGTGCAAATAAATCCCAATAACCTGGGGTTTCAATGCCTTGTCTACCATCAGCACACACCAATTTTTCTTCTTTTGTAACAACATCATCTTTTGTAACAATTTCAATTTTAACATAACAATATTGACCATTCACTTCATGTGGTTCTATATTCTTGACTTTAGGATACAACAAATCGCCTGCAATGGCAAGTCCAGAAAGTAATAAGAACACAATAAGAACAAAAGTACATGTCAAGTAAAATCTCATTTGTTTTCTAGGATCCATCATGGTTTTTCTATCCATCTGCCATCTGGCAATTGACAAGCAGTACCAAATACTACCTCTCTGTTAACACCACCAATACCTATCAATGGCCATTGATTAGATATATCTACTGTAGCGTCATAATCTTTACATTTAAAAGGTCCGTGTAGATATGACCTACTCACATGTATAATACCTGAATTGCCTGTTTTCTTATTGTACCAATTTGTATAACTAGAACCGTTTGGACTTACATTCAAATGGTCTACAAACACAGCATTGTGTACATCATAATCTGATTGATATAATAATTCTGCACCTAAAAATCCACCCATAATAGCACAGGCACCTGTAACATAAGGGTCTGAAGCTCCCATAGCTACACAACTTGCAATACCTGTCGCACCACCTGAAGCAGCGCCTACATGTGTTCTATTAATCGAACTGCAATTGGTCAGGAACACCAATGATAGTCCTAATAATAGTACCGATTGGATTGATTTCATATTTGCCTTCTTCATTCTTTTTTATTGTCGAGCATGCCGTCATGGTTGACACCACTATAATCGCCATAATCACCGTTATTATCTGCTTCTTTTCCATAATCTGATTTATCGTTTGCAATTAACAAACAATCTGCTTGAATAGTATCAATTAAATTTTGTACTCTAAAATCTCTATCAGGCGACTTAGGATATTGATACTTTGTAATCCTAAGGTCGTCTGACATCTTCTTTAATGAATCTATCTTATCGCAAAAATCACTAATCTTGTGTAACATTATCTTTAGCTTTATTAAATAGATTTACAATTGACTCTTTAGTCTGAGCAAGTTGTACTTTACTGTCTGCCCAACTTTTAGTTTGATACTCAACAATTTTGTTTTTCTCATTCGTCAACCAATTTGTAATTGGATTTGCTTTTGCAACGCCTGTGATTAACATAAATGCTAATGCACCGATTGTAATTGCTATAGTTTCCTTTAGCTTCATACTTTTCTCCCTGCTGTTTTAAGGTCTTCTTTACTGACCACCATGTAAGGACCTTTATTATATGCTGGAACAATCGAGTATTGTTTAGATACTGCAATTCTTTCCATTTGCGTTTTGTGGTCGATTGTACCACCATTACCCATGTTACTACTGTTTGATAGACTAGGATAATCGGATGTTTCTCTTGTATAAGGAACACTCTGTAATGGTACAGATTTTGTTTTAACTTTTAATGCACCGAATCTATACTTAATATAATCGTCTAGTGTCATCAACATACTATGCAAACCTTTTGATTTGTAATACTTGTTGTGCTTTCGTAGGTCTTCTTCATACTCAGCAAGTTGATTAGTAGATAGATTATTCATCTTCTTTTTATTCTTGCGTGAGTAACCACTAGATTGATTTGTATAGATTATTGCCATTAATTTACACTCTTGTTTTCTGGAGTTTCTGCGTCTGACATAGCTTTGACTTCGGCAAATGTTTTACCAAAACCAACTTTGTAAAATGCGTCAACTGGATTTTCTTGTAGATAAGCAGACAACAAATTAGAAAAGTTAATATCAACACCCTCATAGTATTGAGGTTTATTGTTTCTTAACTCAATGTGGTCTCTACAAAATTGAATACGATTGTCATACTTCTCGTACTTGCCTTTTGTGTCTTTACTTTTTGCAACATCAAACTCTGCAAAAAGTGTTTCTTTTGAATAAAATGCCATAATATAATCCTTTCTCAATTAATATTCACATACTATACCATAACCATCTGGAAATGGCAAGCTTTAAAAAAAGCGTGTTTTTGTTGACTTTTCTCGCCAGAAAAGCTGCCAGGATGCGCCAGGATTGACGAATCGTAGCCTTCGTGTACTATCCTACCCCCTCTGGAAGCACATCTTTCTTACTTTCTTCTTCAGCCCACTTCTCAAACTCTTCTACTTTTTTCTGATTATGGGCGATACTTACATCACAAGCTTTGATGGCGTCTTGTGTCATACCATCAATAACTAACTTACGAATCTTTTTTACATCATCAATGTGGTTCAGGACTTCAATCATTTTTTTGCTCCTTGGTCTTCTGAATTCATCAATAGTACAATATAGTGTACTGCTTTAAGTAGGTCTTTTCTGTTCCTACCATCTTTCTTACCAAACCTACACAAATATTTAATTGCATTAGCCTGACAAAAATCTTTATCTATGCCTATATCTCTCAATAGGTCTTGCACTTGTGTGCCTTTACTCACTTGAGCATAGTGTTGTCCGTAGGTGCCTTTAATATAGTCACCAATTTCTTTAAGTATTTTATCTTCGTTATATTTCATCATAATTATCCATCTATCCAATCAGTTGCTGATTCTTCAAAATCATTTTTTTCTATTACTTTATCTATCTGACTAAAATAACACCAGTTAGAACCAAAGGTAACTGCACCTGTGTAACCAAGTTTTGTGTCATAAGTCTTGGCGTTCAAACTCGTATTATTCTCAGCAGCTATATCATTTACTTCGGTTGCAATACCGATATTGGTAATGACACCTTGTCTGCCTTTCATGTCTTCTATTGTATCACCTATATTAATTATCATAATGTATCCTTTTGTTAGTGTTTTGTTTTAAATAAATGTTCTTTGTCATAATTAAGACCAAGTGTATAACAAATATAACCTGAATCTTGTTCTTTGTCAAGTCCCTCTGCTTGCAATATCCATTTTATCGCAGCTTCTCTATTTTCTGCACCTAGAGAAAGTGCTTCATCAATTCTACTTTCAAAGGCTTTTAGATTATCTTCTTCTTGCCTTTTTTCTATCTCTGCCTCACGCTTTGCTATATCACAAAGGAGGTTTAATTCTTTTTCTAACTCTGCATTAGACATTTCTTTAAAGTTGTAATGTCTACCTTTTACACCAAATGCCTCTTTATGCATTTCATAAACACTTGTAATAAGACTATCTCTTTCATAGTCTTCAACAGTAAAAATACCTTGGTCGTTCCAGAATTTAATATCTTCTACAACCATACCAGCCCATGAACCTGGATTTTTAGCCATCCATGCTTTAGACTTAGCGTTAATATTTTTAATGTGTTCTAATAGTGTCATTATATAGTCCTTTTCTCTAACTTGTAGGCACCACCACCGTTCAAGTTCTTATTGTGTTTCATTCTCATTCTACCGTGTGTAAATGAAGTTTTTGCATAACACACAAATTTAATGTTTACTTCTTGAGCAGGCAACTTTGTAAAAGTGTAGTTTCTACTGTAACCTCTTATTTTCATATTTAAGCCATCTCCAATTCCATGTCGATTACTTCATCAACATTGTGTTCATCAATATCACACAACTCAACTGCTTCTACATTCATAATTTTTGCTTTAGCAGCTTCTTTAGTGATAGCATTGTTTTTAAGTTCAAGTAAGATTGCGTCAACAGCTTTCTCAGCTTGGTCCCAATAGTAGTTTTTAACTTTAGACATAGTGTTTTTCTCCTTTGTTATTGTTTATAATTTGTAAGACTTCATATAATGTTTTATATGGGTTACTATACAATACTTTCTTAGCATTGGCAACTCTTTTTTCAAGTCTTTTTAGTCTTATTTGCATTTTCTTTTTGTTATATTCTTTAATCATTATGTGTCCATTATACAGGTTTCCATATAGAAAGCAAGCGTTTTTTCGCTTTTTTTTCACTTTTTTTGAAGTTTTTTTTGAGACCAGGTCTCGGTTTTAGAGGTGCGACACTATGGCGTGTTATTTCCAAGCATTTTTTATCCATTCCTGCGTGGATTCGTGTGGATTTGGCTGTCCGTGAAACACGGTTACCAACGATTCGCCATTATGTGTATATGTCATGTCTTGTTTGGCATATCTGGTACCTGTTCGGTCATACCACTTATATGATTGTGTCCACGAATCAGGAAACGAATCACATCCAGGTGTACCCTTAATAAAGTCTGATATGAGGTTTTGGTCACCTGCAAACTTTCGTAGGTATTCTGGTCTATTGGACATGAATTTATGCCAAATCCGTCCGTGAAGGTCTTGCTGTTTAAATCTCATAATACTGGAGTTCCAAATTTTGGTAACG